GCTCATAGATCTTCATTAGATTAAACAAGCTGTTCTGGCTCTCATCTCTAAAAGCATGCTCCGTAGTTCTAGGAAACTGTCGGTAGAATTCGTTTAAAGCGTCTTGATCGTCTTTTAAACCATCCGCTTCATTCTCCCAATTATCTACAACTCCAACATCTATTAGTTCACCGCCCGGTCCCAGTCGTTTTGCATCACCTGGATTATCAAAGACTGGAAATCCGTACTCGTCAATAAATCCTTCATAGTTCCATTCCATTGGGACAAAGAGAGAATAAAGCCCAGACTTTGTTTGTCCATTACGATTTCGCTTTGTAACATCTGAGTCATCATATAGTTTCTTAAAGTTACTACCTCCTTTGTCTAACGCGTTTGAAGTAGATCCCATAAGGCATTTCCCTACAATTCTACTTCCAAGTCTTAAGCAAGTCTTTGTGACTCGCCAGTTGTTTAATATGTTATCTGGTCTCTCCCACTTACCACTCTCATCGTGAACCAGTAGACTTAGCTTTTCACCGTCATAACTATTGTCCCCTGTGTTCTTCCAATCTATAGTGGTATCAAGACCTACTATTTCTTGAAGCTTCTCGTTAACCTCTATCTTCTTACGAGTAAACTTACTCGCTGGAACTCTATATGCTAGCTCCGACTTTGGGCGATCCATACCGTCTTGTATGGGTTTAAAGAAGAAAGGATAGTTAATACTTATAGGTACAACTTTATCCGTAAACATCTTCTTGGCATCGGCACCAGACTTAGATAACAGCCCATATCTACTATCACTCGATATAGTGGCTAAGTTAACTGTTTCGGCAGAACTCATAAAAGAAAATCCCGAACGGCGATTCTTAAGGTAGCACATTCCATAGCATCTCTTATCAGCTTTACAGGCTTCCCAAAATATAAAGAACAGTCTATTGGCTTCTCTGAAGTCTGGTGCTCCAACGTCAATCTTGCTCCATTGCAAGTACATGTAGTGGCTTCCGGTTATATATGTGGGTGTTCCATTGTTGTTAAACCAATATCCTTCGTCTCTACGCTTGAACTCCTCATCTATATATCCGTACCACTTTTCCTTGTGTTCGTCTGGATAAACTCTCCAATCGAATATAGTCTTTATATTCTTTAGTTCTTTAGGTAGATCAACCTTGCTCCACTTGTCTGTCTTGGACTTAAGTTTCTGTGGAGCTTTAGGTAAAGCTATCTTAAAACCTTGTATGTCGTATATTTCACCTATAACCCCAGTCTTAGACAATACCACTATATCGTGATCCTTATCGTAACCATATTTCCACTTCTTACCTCTATTGAGTCTTGTTAGAGTGGTTTTCTTTATAGGCTCTATTATTTTTAATAATGTCTGTTCGTACATTACTTTGATCTTCCTTCAGCAAAACCCTGAAATGCTTTCCCCTGCTTAGCTTCTGGCAATCTGCCCTCTAGTAGGTTCTCCTCTTCTTGGATTCTGTTTAATATCTCAAAGGCATCGAAGATAGCAAGCTTTTTTGTGGCAGCAGCGTTCTTGAGTCTGTCAGCAGTGATATCATCACCTGAATCAACAATAGCTTCTTTAGCTACTTTGATTAACTCTTCAACGGCTTTATGCCCAGCTTGGATTATACTCCTCTTCGTCTCCTTGATATTCATATTTAATTGTAATAAATTGTGATGGTATCTTGTAAAGCCTTTTGCCGTCCACTACAGACTCGCAATCAACTTTTGGTCTAAACCCTACTAGTTCACCTACATCTACTAAGCCATCGGAGTATTTTACGATGCCAACTAGTAGTTTTTCAGTTTCAGTACTTAATTGGCTATTGTCCTTAATAGGTTGCACAAAGCAAGATCCTTTAGGACAGATCCAATCACCGTCTCTTTTATGCAGGTATATCTGGTCTGAAGTTACTAGGTACTTACCTTCTTCTAAGAAAGCACTACTGTTTCTCTCCCTACCTTTCACATCGTGCCATCTTCTAAAGACATTGTGATGTAGTGTTACTATATCTCCAGGTTGTATATCTGAGTTGCTTATCCTAGGAGTAGATAAAACTTTAGCTTCTCTATTTACATGCTGGTGGTTGTACACCTCAGTGTTTAATATCAACTCTTTGTCTCCAACCTTTTTTGTGTTGTTATACCTTTCTCCTAGTGGTTCTACAACGTAGTTGTAAACCGACTGCATTAGTACTCTAGGTTATACTCAACAGATATAGCCATGTTCTTATTAAAATCCTTCCAAGGTATGACTGCTTTGTTTTTGCGTATATAGATAGAGTACTTAGTCTCCTCTTCTAGTATATCACAAATAGTATGACCCCCATACACTTCTTGCCCTACGGCATAGTGCATGGAGTCATTCTTGTAGTCTTTACCTATCGTGATCTTACGAATCAGATGGCTCATCTTCCTTGTAGTTTATAGTACCGTCTTGAATATTGATATCAAAAGTACCGTACTCTTTTTCAAATTCACCTTGCAATACTGTAAGTTCGTCTCTTAACCCAGCAATTTGATGCATTATTTCATGCTTCTTAACTTCCATAGATCCTATCTCTAACTGTGATCTATTTAAGTTGTTTACTGTGTCTTGAACTTTCTTTAACTGCTCATCAGTTATTTTTTCAGGTTTAATACCTTTAAGTTCTTTAATTTTTGCGTTTGTTCCTTTTGCCATTTATTTAATTTAATTTAGTTATTCTTCTGGTTGCCATTCGGCTTTTTTTAACTCTAAAAGTATTTCTTCTCGAGTAAGTTCGGTTTTATCATTTAAAAAAGATGGTTTATCACCATTGTATTTTACAAAAGTTTTTGAGTTATTGTTATTACGTCTAAGTGTATCTGACGAATCTTGTAATACTTTAGAAAAATCTATGTTTGATATTTCTGATGTTGGTAAAATTACGTATTTCATATTATTCTGATGTGTTATCACTAAACGATGGAGAATTTATTAACGCACCTTCATTTGAGTTAGATGACGAATCAGCTACAGTTGTTCCCTTGCCTTCTTCAAACTTCCACCAAGCCTCTAAATCAGCTTCATTGTCGTAGTTGCCGGAAGCTGCTAATAAGTTTAATCCTGCTTTTCCAGAGTTGTATATAACTGCAACACCATCACTATCTACAGCCGCGCTCCAAATCGCAACATCATCTATTAATCCACCAGCTAAGAAGTGAATACCGTGGGGGGCTATTGTCGCGTTTAAAGCATCAGTACCAACCATTACAGGCGTGTTTATTGTGTATCTTGCTGCTTTACCTGTTACACCAGAGTCAATAACGTGTGTCCCACTAGTGTCAACATCACCGTCGTTCAAATCATTATTACCGTTTATGTATAACTTAAGAATAGCGCCATCATACGTAAATACTAAGTGTACCCAGCCGGTAAAATCTTTTATTTCATGTAGTGTTGTAGAGCCCGTGGTAGACGTTACCCCTCCCCATTTAGCGGTTAAATAACCAGCAGAACCACTACCAGTATCCGTAACATTTATAATTGCTTTTATTTCTGTTTTAGGATTAGCCGCGGTACCGCCGTAAGAGAAATACATGCCCCAACCACCATTATTAACGGTACCTATTAAATATTCATCGTGGTCACTATTTCCATCTGGGTTCAACCATCCAGTTGCACCATGCACTAAATCTAAATTAACCCAACCAGCAACAGTTATCGCCGCTGTTGGTTTTATAGAAGTATTGTGATCTACTCTCATGTGATCATCTGTACCATCTAGCTTTAAACTAAATGGAGGACCACCCCCTAACACAGGTGCTGCAGCTAAATTAAATCCTAATCCTAACATTATTTACCGAAGTAACATATTACACCAGCTGCAGAAGGTTGGAACGCTGTCCATCTTCCGAATATAGTAACTCCTTTTGGATATATTTGTGCGGCAGCCGTTATACCACCCGCGCCTTGTTCAGGGCCTAAGAATATTAAATGTTGATTTACCGCTGGTGTTATTTGTGCAGATAACTGAGGATCTCCGTTTGCAGCAATACCAGTAACAAATACACCTTGTTGATTTGGGCCAGAGTATATTGGCACGGGAGTTTCTGCGTCTATAGTTAAACCAGATCCCTCGTGATCAGCATCTAGCACTAATAACACAGCTTGCCCTACTCTTATTGTACCTGTAGTAGCTGATACCGAAACGTCAGCTCCAGCTGCAAAAGTAGCCGCTGTATCACAATTTGCTTGTGCAGCACCTTGAAAGTTCATATAGTCATCAGCCACACCAACTACATCAGTAGTTGTTCCACTAATTGAAACGTAACCAGGACCTCTAGTGTCTAATTTTTCTGGCGTTAATACGGTTGGCGTATTATCCGCTAAAAATTGAATAGCAACTATAACCATATCTTGTGGAGGTACTATTGTTTTTGCAAGATCTGAATAAGCGCTACCTAATTGACCAAACGCATAAGCTACTTCTGTTGAATTTATTCCCATTGTTTTATTTTTTTACTTTTTCTATTGATCTACCGCCAAAATAAGCACCGATCACTGTTATTAATACTAATTGTAATAAGTCTACCCACGAGGATTTAACCTCAAAGGCTATAACTCCAGCGTCAATAAAAACTAACAGTATCGTAGATACTACTAGAAATATTAGAACTAGTGGTCTTATATTTTTA